ATAAAACCATTACAAGAAGAAGTAAGAAAACTTATACCTGTTTTGTTTGAATAAAGGAAAGGAAATGACAAAATATATTAAAATACAAGTAGATTATAATGGTAAACCATTAATATTGGATACCATGAAAGCAAAATTCATGGGTGAATTTTTTATCGAAGAAGAAGCAATTGATCATTTAAATCCACGACCAGGTGAAGAGACATATATTATTAAACATGATATCCCATGGACAAACGTCAAAGAAATATATCAGCAATTGGCTTTATATGCATCTACTTTAAATAAGGAGAAATAAAATGGAATTGTGGATAGTAGGAAAATATATTGGAATAGCTTTAAAAATAGATGGTATGGTTTGGGAGTTTGGCGGGGTGTTTTCTGATAAACAAAAAGCTATTGGCACTTGTACTAATGAAAATATGTTTGTTGGTCCAGCTATACTTGATGAAATACTCCCTGATGAATCTACTAATTGGGAAGGATGTTGGTATCCTTTGATTGAAAAGGAAAAAACAAATGGTTGATGAAAGATCTGAAGATGAAAGACCAGAATTTGATTTTAAAAATGATGTTGCAATTGACTTTGATAATTTACATGAAGAGTGGGCAACTCAGGCTGCTAAAAGAAAAAAATATGCAGATGAAGTTTCTTATTTAGAAAAAGTAAAATCAAAAGCACATGAAAAAGTCAAAACCGTTAGATCCAGATTAATTAAAGAAGCAAAAGAAAACAAAGAATTAAAATTAACATCTGACAGTTTAAGAGAAACATATTATCGCACTCATGATGATCATATAGATGCTAAAAATGCCCAGATTGATGCTGAATATGAACTTGGTATGTGCTGGAATGCGCTTAAAGCAATGGACGATAAAAAATTTGCTCTACAGGATGAAGTAAAACTTTGGATTAATAATTATTTTGCAACACCAAGAGAAGAAAGAATGACTGAAGCTGGTAAATTAAAAATAGCAGAAGAGGTTCTTGGAGAAAAGGTAAAGAATCATAGAGAGAAAATAAATTCAACACGCCGAAGGAGAAATAAATGATTGAATTCATTAATGCCATTGGCTGGTTTAAATTTATTTGTTTAATTATTATTGGTATTGTTGCACTGGCATTTACAGTACGAGTATTAACAAAAATAATTGTGAAAACATTTCTAGAAGAAAAGGAGAAACACCATGGGAAAATCAGCAAGTGAATTAAGACGGGAAAAGCTACGGAATAGGCAAAAACAATCAATTCAAACAAGGAATCAGAAAGGACTTGGAAGAAAATCTGTTCTGGATTGGAGTAGGCTTGCTGGCAAAAAGCCAATGAGCTACAAGGAAACATCTGGTAGTAAAGATCTAAATGTAATTGATATTCTACCATTTGTTGTTACGCAAGATTGGTATAAAAATTTAAGAACTAAAAGCGGTCTTACAACAAATTTAGAAGTTGGCGATTGGGATTATAAATTGGAATTGCCAGTTCATAGAAATGTTGGTGAAAATAATGACCACATTGTTTGCCAAAGACTTGCATTTGGTAAAAAATGTCCAGATTGTGAAAAACTGTTTGAAGAATATGAAAAAGAAAGCCCTGATGAAAAAATAACAAAACCCTTAAGTCCATCCTGGCGCTGTTGGTATAACTTGTATGATTACAGCGAAGAAAATAATCCTGATGCTGAATATTCAGTATGGGAAGATATGTCTCATTTTAATTGGGAAATAGAAATGCAAGAGGCTGCAGATGATGGTGAAGAAGCAATTCTTTATTCTTGTATAGAAGAAGGAAAAACAGTTGAAATTAAAGGAAAAGAAAAGAAATATAAAGGTAAACCTTATGTTGTAGTGGGCAATGTTGAGTTTTTAGATCGAGATGAACCATATAGTGAAGATGTTGTAAATGACACAGTTTCTTTTGATTCATTAGTTAAGTTTGTTGATTATGATGAATTTGTAAGAATTCGACTGGGATCAGATGCAGATACAGAATCAAAGAAAGATGATACTGTGCCAGATAAGGAAGAGCCAAAAAAATCTTCCAATCGTCGAAGAGGACCAAGCAAAGATTCTAAAACAGAAGATAATCCTGAAAAGAAAGACGATGTTGATCCTGGAGAATGTCCATCAGGATTAACATTCGGTGACCCTGATCTGGATGGTGATGAATGTAAAGAATGCCCGGATAAGATTTTTGATGAATGTGTTAAAGAGGCAGATGCAGAAAAAGAAGCATCAAAACCAGAACCAAAGGAGGAACCAAAAGAAGAACCCAAGGAAGAAAAAGTAACATCAAGACGTAGGCGAAGAAGTAGGTCATAAAAAAGATTGGGCAAGTGGCGGAATTGGTAGACGCGACGTTATGTCATCCGAAAGTGAGTGTGCCTTGCGTTGGTGAGCAATAAGGGAAAACCAAGGTTAAGATCCTTAGCTCTTAGTTACTCGTAGATGGACCATGCAGGTTCGAATCCTGCCTTGCCCAAACATTAAACTGGAGGTAGCATGTGTGAAAAACAATCAAACTTACTAAAAGCAGCAAAAGAATTACTTACAATTATTGGTCTTGCTGCAACTATTAAAGATGAAAATTTTTGGTATCCGTTTACTAAAAATCCAGCTGTAATAAATCTAAGGGATGCGGTAAAAGAAATAGAAAATAATGATAGATAAAATTATAACAAACCATTCTAAATTAAAAACTATTTCTAAAGAAACAACTATTGAAGAGGTTGAATCTTTGGACTTAATTAATCGTTTACGAGCATCAAATGGTACTGCATGGACAAAAGGCGCTGGACTTGCAGCTATTCAAATTGGAATAGCACTACGCTTTGCATGGTTTATTTGGGGTGAAAAAGAATTTACACTTTTGAATCCATGCATTATTGAATTTGGTGGAAAAAGAAAATTGGTTCGAGAAGGATGTTTATCTATTCCAAATAAATATTTTAAGGTTAAGCGTAGATACAAAATTAAATATACCTCTGATGGCAAAAGATTATCTGCCAGAGGGTTTAAAGCAGAACTTATTCAACATGAAATCGATCATATGAATGGTGTTTTAATTAGTGACAAAAAGGAATGATCCGCATGGTGATGAAACAATGTTTCCAGGAGGCAGGTTCAAGTCCTGTCATAAAAACTCGGAATGCCTGATTCCGGTTCGAATCCGGGACGGATCGTCATAATAACAAAAAGGAAAAATAAATGGATAAATTTATAAAAGATATGGAAAATCATACAGATTGCTGGCCATGGTATTGGCTTTCTTATGGTGAAAAATGCTATGCTTTTGCAGTTGTTGAAGCATTTCCTGTTAAAGAATATGATCCATTCCCTACTCCAGGAAGTAAACTTGAAATGGATATAGATGGCAACTGGGTAGCCGAAGATCATATAGAAATGATTATAAATTCAAAAATAGCAGAAATAGAACAACAGAATGGCGATACAATTTGTAAGTTTATAGCTGCTGCACATGCCCATTTAATGAATGGCAAATTATCACTTGAATCGTAAAAAGGAAAAATAAATGCCAACAAGAAGAAAAAGAAAAACATTAACAGAGCAAGTTGAAGAATCAGCAAACAAAGAAGTTGAACCTTTTGTTGATAATATCGGTCCAGATCCTAAAACCATTACTCCAGACAGACTTATACCGAGTGGAGCTACATTATTGAATTGTGCCTGTAGTGATAATCCGTTTGGAGCTTTTGCTAAAGGATCAATTAATACTATTCCAGGAAAATCTGCATCTGGTAAAACAGCTTTAATGCTTACGATGTTGGCTGCATGTGCTTCTATGCCAGAATTTGATGATTATGAATTAATTTTAGATGATGGAGAAGCAGCACAATCATTTGATTTAGAATATTTATTTCCAGTATTAGTTGGAAGATTAAAAGCACCAAGATATGATGGTGAAATACCTATTCATAGTAATACTATTGAAGATTTTGAAGGCAATATATTATTAAGATGTAAAGCCGGCAAACCATTTATTCATGTATTAGACAGTTTAGATGCATTATCATCAACAGCAGAAATAGATAGAGAATATAAAAATGCTGTTAAGAATGCCAAAACTACTGAAGAAAAAGAAAAAGCCAAACAATCATATGGAACAGAGAAAGCAAGAATTATTAGCCAGACGCTTAGAATGGTTAATGGGAAAATAAAAAATAGTGACAGTGCTTTGTTTATTGTTCAGCAGACAAAACAAAATTTAAATAAAATTTTTAAATCCCAACCTAATTGGGTAACATCTGGTGGAGAAGCTCCGTTTTTTTATTCCTTTCATAGAATATATACAAATTCAATAAAAAATCATACCGATGAATCCAGAAATATAAAGCATAAAATTGGTGGCAGGACACAAGTCCAGGTTATCAAAAATAAATTAAACGGTAAAAAGAGAACTATTGAATTTGACATTTATGAAGATCTTGGAATTGATGATGTTGCCAGTAATGTTGATTTTCTAAAGAAAACAAATGAAATTAAAATGAAAGGTGCATATATGAAGTTCCCTCAAATATTGGGGGATGAACAAATGTATAGAGCAAACTTAATTAAATTTATTGAAAAAGAAAATCTTGAAGAAAAAGTTCAAAAAATAGTTGGTGAAGTATGGAATCAGATTGAAAAAGATATTCGTTTGTCAGATAGAAAAAGAAGGTTTGTTAGATAATGAAAATTGATATAAAACAAAATGAACTTGGAATTTTTAAAGATATAATTGCAAGAGGTACAGGAAATAAACCAAAAAGAAAATACGTTCAACATGAATATCAATATGAATATCAAAAATTATTATTTAATATTGGAAGTAGATTAATTGAAAGAATAGAGGCAGAAGAAAAAGATAATGGCTGAATGTATAAAAAATAAAAAAATACTCTATACAATAATTCTTAATGAAGAAGAAGCAAAATGGTTAAAAGATATATTACAGAATCCAATTTTTGATGAGGATCCAGCAGATGAACCGGCATATGAATTTAAAATGCGTTCAGCTATTTGGAATGCATTAGATATAGAAAGAAAATTTTAATGACGGAACTTATAGAAATAACATATAATGAGTTTAAAATTCTTCGACATTTACAATGGAAAAGACAAAAAGAAATTTGTCCTATATTAAGGCAAAAAATTACACTTGAAGATTCTGTATTCGATCATAAGCATAAAACTAAAGCAGAGAAAATTGGTGAAGATGGAAAAGGATTATTAAGAGGTGTTATTCAGTTTCAAGTAAATTCATTTGAAGGAAAAATTACTAATGCGTTCAAAAGATATGGTTTGCATAAATTCGACATAACATTACCAGACTTATTAAGATCGTTGGCCGATTATCTTGAGCATCCACCTATGAAACCAGAATATGTTCATCCAAACGAAAGAATATTTAAAAAACTTGGTAAAAGAGACTATAATAAAATAGTCAAGTACTATTTCAAAATGTATCCAAAAAGAAAGAAAGTGCCACCGTATCCAAAAAGCGGAAAATTAACAAAAGAATTTGAAGCACTATTAGAAAAGGTAAAAGAATATGCCTAAAACTCAAACAAAAACTTTTTATAGATATGATTCATGGGCTTCTGAATACAATGCTATTGTTCGTTTAAGAAAATTCAATAGTATTAAAGAAACGCCATGTGGATGGTGGATTAAAGAAGACTTTGGAATCAATTGGGAATCAGATAAATCAAGATGGATATCTAATTCATCAAGAAAAAGATATGCATATCCAACAAAAAAAGAAGCATTGACAAGCTTTAAAATGAGAAAGAAAAGGCAAATTAATATTTTAACAATGCAATTAGATTCTGCAAAACATGCTTTGTCAAAAGTAGAAAGACATTTTGATTTATTATTGGAGAAGAAATAAATGAAAAAGATTTGGTGTTTCTTATTTCATCGTAAGATTTGGAGAACTGAAAAACAATACAATGCCGATTTTATGGGTACTTTTTTGCCATGCACATTATATTATTGTTCAAAAGACGAATGGTATTTTTATGGAAGCCCTTTTAACCAAGAAGAAGAATAAATGACAAATTATATATCAAATCTATCTGGACAAAATTTCTTTTCTTATAAAGATTTTTCTGTTGATTTTCATCCCGGCGTTAACGTTATCATTGGAAAAAATGACGCGGGCAAGAGTAGTCTTTTAAGAGCAATTTTATTAATTGCACAAAATAAACCCAGTAGAGCTGACTATATTTCTTGGCATGGTGGTGACTTAGATATTAAAATGGATATAGGCGGCAAATCTGTTGGTCGTTTTAGAAATTCTGTCATCGATAAAGAAACAGGAAAATATAAAGCTGGAACAAAAAACCTATATACATTGGATGATGAGCCATTTAATGCATTTGGCAGAGGAAAAGTGCCACCAGATATAGAACAACATATAAATCTCTCCCCGATGAATATCAATTTCCAATTAGATGGCCCCTTTTTATTAGATAGAACCCCACCTGATGTAGCAAAGCATTATAATAGTCTTGTAAATCTAACTATAATCGATGATACATTAAAAAATATAAATTCTACATTAAAGAAAGAAAAGACAAATCTAAAAATTAAAGAAAATGTTGTTGAACAAAAAACAGATGAATTGAAAGAATATGGTTGGCTTGCAGATGCAGAAAAAGATCTATCTGCATTAGAAAAGAAAAAAGGATACATTAAAAAATTAAATTCAGATTGGTCCACACTATCTAAATCAATTGAAACTCTTAATAGATTAAAAAAATTAGAACAAGAGATTCGAAAGATTACCCAATTCAAAGATACTGTAAAAGCACTTATAACTGACACATCAATAATTAAAGGCAAGCAAGAATTATATGATAAATTAAAAATACAGATTGAAACTCTTGAAAGATTAAAAATACAGGACAAAGAGCTAAAGAAAATTGTTTACCATAAAGATGTTGTAAAAGGATTAATAAAGAAGTCAAATCAGATTAATGCTCTAATGGATAAAGAAGAATTATTAGAAAAATCCATTGATAAGTTAAAAAGCCTTTATGAAAACCAAAAACAATATAAAACTATCATCAAATATAGCACTCAGGCTAAAGCATTGCTTGTTCTGGACGGTCAAATTGAAAAAGACATAGCTGACTATAACTCTTTGCAGAAACAGCTTGAAAACAGGGTATTATTAAATGCCAAATATGATGAATCGGTTAAAGAATTGCAAACATTAAAGGATGAGTTTGATAAGTTAATGCCAGATGAGTGCCCGTTGTGTGGACGAGGAGGTGATCATGGATAAATTTCATTTTATTGAAAACTGGTTAATAATATTAACTGGACTTAGTTTAATTAATTTAGCGTTAATAATGGCTATTTTTATTAATATGATAATAACATGACTAAATTTAAACGTAAAATAAATAAAAAAGTATCTGCTGTCCTAATGGCGGATCCACATATTCGTCCAGACTTTCCTGTATGTAGAACCGACGATTTTTTCAAATCCATGGAAAATAAATGGGATTTTATTCTTGCACTATCAAAAGAGCATGAGTGTCCTATATTAAATTCCGGAGATCTTGGGCATAAATCACAATGGAAAAATTGGCTTCTGGAATGGTTTATTTCAAAAACAGAAGGGTATGAAATAATTTCTATTTGTGGCCAGCATGATTTGTTGAACCATAGGCTGGACTTTTTTGAAAAATCTGGCATTGGTGTTTTACATGCAGCTAAAGCAATTAAAGTAATATTTGAACCAACTCTTATTAATCAATTTATAGTATATCCTTTTCATTATGGTGAAGATATTATTCATGAGAAAGAAAAAATTAAACCGCATGTTCCATATATTTGTATGACGCATCAGATGGTGATTGAGAATAAACCTCTGTGGCCCGACCAGGTTGCTCCGAAAGGTAATCAGCTATTAAAAAAATATCCTGAATTCGAGCTCATCCTCTCGGGTGACAATCACAATGCATTCGAAGTTGAATATGAAGGAAGATGGCTTGTAAATCCCGGCAGTTTAATGCGCACTACGACAGAACAGATTAATCATAAGCCAAGGGTTTATCTTTGGTTTGCTGAAACTAACGAAATTAAAAAAGTATATTTACCGATAGAACAAAATGTGATTTCCAAAACCCATATAGAAGTTGCAAAAGCAAGAGAAAACAGAAATGCTGCATTCGTAGCTCGTATAAATAATGATATTGAAATTGATCTATCCTATGAAAACAATCTCGAAAATTATTTCAAAAAATATAGAACAGAGAAACCGATTGTACAAAAAGTTTGGAATTCTGTAGGATAATTTTTAAAAACATTAATACAATTTTATAATATAATAAAGGAGGACAAAATGGATGGATTAGATGAAATATTTCCAGATACTTTAGAGGCTATTGAAAAAGTAATAAAAAATCCAATTAATAATTATACATTAATAAAAACTAAATTCTATCAGACCGAACATGCACATGAAACAGTTGCCATTATAGAAGATTTAGATGGATCTATTTCACTTGGTATTGCACGTGCAGGCAAAGTTGATGATAAAAATCGCAGACTATCTTCTGAAGAAGGAATGAGAATCGCAGAAGGTAGAGCAATAAAAGCAAGAGTAACAAAAGTTCCGTTGATTAAAAAGAATTATTTGCGTGGACTTCATGCAATGAAGGTTAATAATGTTTAAAATAGAAAAATATAAAACTGGAACAGGACAAATAATTGGTGTCCATGATAAAGAAAAATGCAAAGGTGAATATTGTTGCATTCATAATCCGTCTGACCATAAGATGAAAGATTGGCCAACTCATTGGAGAGATGACAGACAGCTAATGGAACGAATTTGTAAATGTGGTGTTGGTCATCCAGATCCAGATGATTTGGCATTTAAAAGCAGATTAGATTGTTTTAGTGATAGAGATATTGAAGTTGAGGCAGTTCATGGATGTTGTGGGTGTTGTATGGAAGAAAAGGAGAAATAAAATGAATTCAACAGAACGATTACTGGAAATAAAAAAACAAATTGATGAAGCAGTACCTAAGCAATCAGAAATTACTGGTAAAATAAAATCTGAAGAGGAAAGAACTTTAGATCAATTTGGAGTAAAAGAAATACCAGAAATGGAAGATATGTTAAAGGATATTGGAGATAAAATAGACGATCAAGAAAATGAATTTAAAAATGATATGAAAAAATTAGAAGATTCATATGAGTGGGATTAATTTTAAATGAGAAAGGGAAATGAATTTCAAACGTAAAATAAACCGTAGAATTAGAAGTGGACGTAGGGCATGGCCATATAAATTATATATACCTGAACGACGACTTGGCAGTAGGCGACAACAAGATAGGAGAGCAAAGAAAAAGGAAAATATTAAATGTATTCATATATAACAAACAATCCATATTTAACTTTTATTCTTCTAATTATATTTGTGGTTGTAATTGATAATGTAGTTATTGCTTGTGTTAATTTACCAAATAGAATTATGCGATCTTGGAATGTACATAAACATGGATATCCACCACCTTATTGTGATGCAGATGGTGATCTTTTGAAGAAGGATAAATAATGAATCTTCAATCTATTAGAGATAATTTAAATCAGAAAAAAGGTCAGGCTAATCAAATTAAATCTGACCTTAAAAATGCAGAACAAAGCTGTGAAGAAATTGAAAAGGAGATCTCTTATAGTGAGAAAGCACAAATCATAATTCAAACAGTTGCCCAGAAAACTCAAAATGAATTATCATATCGGATTACCGAACCAGTAAGTTTAGCGCTTGCAGCTGTTTATGAAAACCCCTACAAAATGGTCGCAGACTTTCAGATTACAGGAAAAGGTAATACGGAATGCCATCTTGGGTTTGAACGAAATGGAAATATTGTAAAACCAGTTGATAAATTTGGTGGATCTACAGGTGGAGGTCCAATTGATATTGGTTCATTTGCATTAAGAATCGGAAGCCTATGTTTAGCACAGCCAAGGCCAAGACCAATTCTAATTACTGATGAGCCCTTTCGATTTTTAGATAAAGAGAAAGCAAAAGGAAGCGAAATAACAACGATGCATTTAGCAGGACAATTTTTAAGAGAATTAACTAAACCACCACCAAAAGGTTTAGGTTTACAAATTATTATGATCAGTCAGGCAAAAGAATTAATGGATGCAGCAGATCGAATTATTAGAACAAAGAAAGACCTAAATGATATATCAACTGTAGAGGTGGTATAAATGGAAACATATCATAAAATTCAAACAGTTTTTTTAAGGGATCCAGAAAATAAATTTAAAACGCTTTTAATCGGTCAATTCGCAAAGCCGGAATTTGAATACCTGCAGGATAATTATTGGCTTTGGACAGAAAAAATAAATGGTACAAATATCCGTATTC